AACTTTTTCTTGGGGCTAGTATGTTACCTGCAGTGTTCTTGGTGGTTCGGGGGGACTGGGTGCGGTATTAGCAAAGGGTGTCGCGAGTCGCGGGGCGGCATCCATCTTTTTTATCTGATTTTTTTTGTTGACCGATTCGGCGGGCGGTGGCATAAACAAATTAAGGCTGGTAGCAAATACCATGCCAACAACCAATAGAAGGAATAACCAACCATGTTTGATTTGATACCAACCAAAGCAATCGAAAACGCCAGACCAAAAGGCGAGGATATTTTCAGCGTTCATCACGATATAAATGATTGCAGTCTTTACCATGAATTCGCCAGCTTCGAGCCGGTGCCTGTGGAAGCGGTCACCACTGACCAAGATGGCATTGTTGATATGCAGCGCATGAAATACCACGCTTTGCAAAATACCCGCACAAATCGGGTTGTTGATGTCGTGCCGTTTAATCTTGAAACCTATAATTTAAAACCTCACCACGAACTAATGCAGGAACAATCCGACATTTTGAGCGGTTCCGGTTTGCGGGATAAACTAGGCAATGTGGAAGTTTGCGACCGGATATATCAAGAGGGTTTGCGTGTTCACCGGACAATCTATTTTCACGACTTAGTTGACCGCAGCCGGACGAGAACAGGTCAAGAGGATGTGAGCCGGTGTCGTCTGGATATCTTCAATAGTGTCGATAAATCTTGGACATTGCAGGTATTCAGCGGGGCTTATCGTGACCTTTGCCGTAATACCTTGGTTTTTGGCGGTGAAAAGGCATATCACCAGAAAATGAAACATACAAAAAACATGAATAGCGCAGCCCTAATCACAAAAGGCGTTTTAGGTTTAGATATGTGGGCTGAACAATCGGAAACGATGCAGCTTTACCGCGAGAAAACCATGACCGAAAAGCAGTTTAATGATATTTTGATTGCTTCCGGTTTGATTGATAAGGCGGGAAAGGTTGCCGAAAATAATGACGATTTGAAGGTCAACCAGCGCAAGCTTGCAACATTGCTCGACCTTTACAGCAAAGAAACCCGCGAACTAGGTGAGACCATGTGGGCGGCATTTAATGCTTTAACCCATTGGTCAACCCATTTACCGAACGCGAACAAAGGCGGCAGGGAAGAAAGGAAACGGCTTGATAACTCAATTGCTGTTCGTGACCTTATACAGTCTAAGGCATGGCTGGGCTTTGCCGGAAAGTTGGCAGCATGACGTTGCTTGAAATCGTGATGCTTGTTTGCATCTTGTTTGGGATATAGGGGATAACCTTGGAAGCTTTGTATGTAATTTATCGCAGTCTGACCGTGCTGTTGATAATCTCGATAATATATGCGGTCTTTATTGCTTAAACCAACCAACGCCCGATGGGCAGAAAGAACCATAGAAATGACTAAATCAATCGAAACAATCCGCGCATCACTTGCTAATGACCTTGTTGACGCTGAGGCGGCTATCCGTGCCGATGAGCGGGAAAAGGCCACAGAAGAAGCAGCCCGCATCTGGCGCGGTTATGTTGCCGAACTAGAGGCCAGCTATGCCAAGCGCGATAAGGAATGGGGCGAGAAACTGTTGCGGATATTTGAAGACCGCAGCGGGGAAGATACCAGCCGCGAACAGGCAGAAAAGCCAGCCGCGAACAACTGGTATCGCATGGCTCCAAGGCATCATGTACTTGTCGAGGAACTAAAGCGCGGGTTTACATCCGTGCCTAGCCTTGCCGGTAACATGGGCTTGGATAAACAAACCATTTACTCGATGCTAACCACGCTTAAAAAGAATGGTTATAACGTCGAGATTAAAAGCACCGGTTACCGTAGAGCGGGCAGATACCGGAAAATTTACCGGCTTGCATCGTAGCCGCGAACATGGCATAACAATGGGGACGGGGCAGCTTGTCCCCATTAACTTTAGAGAAGGAAACCGAACCATGTCTTTTAAAACTTATCTCCAGAATGTCGGCATTGTTGATACTCGCATCTTTGCGTTGCATTGTGCGGTGAAAAGCTTGCACTCCGCCGTTGCATCCATGGATTTGAACCAGCGGGCAATCTTGGACGAACATTGCCCAGAACTGATGGCAGCCGCGAACCGTTTTGGGCAGCTTGATAATGGTTCGGCTATCTTCGAGGGAACCCAGCCAACATTCATAAGAACCTTTGATGACCGCGACCCATTCACCCGCGCAATGCAGCTTGTCGGGGTTCCCGCGAACAATTAGGGTTACCACTTCCTCCCTTTGGGTAACCCAGCCTTGCCCCCCTTGCCCTAGTCGGCGGGGGGGTTTTTTTATGCCGGTTATATTAATGGGCGGTAACCGGCGGTTATCCCTTGGTTATTCGCGGGGCTGGTTTGGGTTGTTTTGTATATATTCCCTAGGCCGAAAGGCCATCCCCTAGCAAACAGCCATGACAAATCGGCATCAGGCGCGCGTGTGCGGGCGTGTGTTCGCGGGGTTTAGTGTGTGTTCGCGGGGTTTGTCGGCGGGCTATTCGACCGAATGAGCAACTATCAATGATAAGTAAAAAATAAATCTGACTGTGCGCGGGTACGCAAGGGTCACCCCACCCCCCCTGCATTTGCTATGCAAACCCGACATATTTTTTCTACTTTTTAGGTTATCGATATGGTTAATTTGCGAACCATTGGGGAAGAACCCGCCCCCCAAAGAAAAACCCCCCGCTGGGCGAACCAACAGGGGGACCATTCATGTAACTTTGCGAACCTTTGGGGGGAAACCACGGGGGAAACCGGGGGGCTTGGGTGTGTATAGGGTTTACCCCGGCAGGTCTTGGACCTATGGTAGCGTCATTTTTCGCATTTGTCAACCCTTTTTTTTACTTTTTTTCAATTTTAAGTTATTTATGGGGGAAACAGGGGTTGACACCGGTTCCAAAACCCCTCATAATACAGGGGTATGCCACATGTTCGCGGGAGAACACCATGTTCGAAGCTGTCTTACTAATATGTTTAGCTGCAGCACCCCAAGAATGTGTTGAGTTGAGCGACACACGAGGTCCCTACGCCAGTAAACCTGACTGTATGCGTCGTGTTGACGAAATGGCAGAGTTCGCCACAAGTGTAAATCTCTTTGAATTAGATATAAAGTGGAAATGTGTAGCCCCAAAGGGTGTACCATCTTAAATCCCCATGAATTTACTACCCCAGACGAATAAAAAAGCTGCCCTAACTGAAAAGCAGGAGCAGTTCCTAGACGCTCTGTTCGAAAACAACGGCAATATGACCGTTGCTGCCGAACTCGTTGGCTATTCCCCCAAGTCAGTTACGTGGCTCAAGGAACGGCTGGCTGATGAGATTATAGAGCGTACCAAAGTCATGTTAGCGGGCCACTCCCTGTCAGCCGCGAACAAGTTGGCAAGCCTCGTAACGGCCCCCGATATAGAACGCGGGGACGAACTGCGGATGAAGGCAGCGGAAAGTATTCTAAACCGCGTCGGTATCGCAAAACAAGAAACAATGAACCACAACGTACAGGCAATCCACGGGGTTGTCCTGTTGCCACCCAAGAAAGAGGTAGTTATCGATGGCTAACCTAACTGAATATCAAACATTACTCGCTGACGTAAACCGTATGCGAGAAACTGGACCGCCAGAGGGAACTTCTTTTAGAGATGCAGTAGCACCCTTACTTGCTAGAATAAAAGAAATAGAATCTGGTTTGACTAAAGACCAAATAAATGATGCAAGGGCGAAGGCAATAGCCGGACAATCAAAGGCCAAGGGCGGCAAGGTTCGCGGCTACCGGTACGGCACCCCCAAGGGCGGTGTAAGGAAAATGGTATCTTGCCGTGGTCGCAAAGCAATGGGCAATAAGGATTAAGGCTATGTCAAAAGAAATTAATGCTATCAGGGACGACATTTCAAGCAAATATGAAGATGACGACCTAATGAACAAAATTGGAAATAATCCAGACTATATTGTTCCTGAGTCTATAAAAAAACTCATAGGTAGCAAAGAGTTTAAAGAGCTTCAAGAACGAATCGAAAAACAATATAAAAGCCGTAAGGCTGCATCTAGTGCGGAAAAAGAAAATTAACCCGTGGCCCCACGCAAACGTGTCCTAGTCCCCCCGAACCCAGAAGACTTAGGCAAGGTCGGAAGACCTAAGAAAAGACCCGGTGAATCCAAAACCACTTACAACATAAGTGACCGGGAACGTGCGCGACGTTCCGTACAGATGAAGTTGCGGAATGCAAAGAAGCAACAACAGCGGGAAGAAACCCGTGTTGCTCGCAAGCGCAAGAAGGTCAAAGACCTAACGGCTGCTGCCAAAAACATCGAAAACGCCGTGAACGGCAACAAGACCCGTGTTATAGACGCGGCTGATTTAGACATACTACCAAAAGCCGTAACGGACTTAATTGATGACACCCCTGTTATTTTCAAACCCAATGAAGGACCTCAAGAAGACTTTCTTTCGGCTTCCGAACAAGATGTACTTTATGGGGGAGCCGCTGGTGGCGGCAAGTCGTTTGCTCTACTTGCTGACCCCTTACGCTATTGCCATAATTCCAATCATCGCGGGCTACTTCTAAGACGTACCCTCGATGAACTAACCGAACTCATCGACAAATCGAAGCAGCTATACCCCAAGGCTTTTCCCGGAGCAGTGTTCCGCGAGTCAAAGTCAACGTGGGTGTTCCCGTCTGGTGCAACCATGTGGTTCACATACCTCGACAGGGACAAGGATGTTACCCGTTTCCAAGGACAGGCGTTCAACTGGATTGGTATCGACGAAATAACCCAATACCCAACAAGCTACGTCTGGGATTACTTGCGTTCTCGTCTCCGCTCCACAGACCCTGAATTACAAAGTAGCCTAACCATGCGCTGCACAGCTAACCCCGGCGGTGTTGGCGGCTGGTGGGTTAAGAAAATGTATATTGATGCCCACGAACCAAACAAGGCGTTCGGGGCCAAGGACCTAGAGACGGGCCGTACTTTCGTGTGGCCTGAAAACCACCCAAAAGCGGGTCAGCCTCTGTTCTACCGCAAGTTTATTCCAGCACGGCTGACTGATAACCCCTTCCTGATGGCAGATGGTCAATATGAGGCCATGCTTCGGTCACTCCCAGAAGTCGAGCGTAGACGGCTTCTCGAAGGGGATTGGGATGTTGCGGAGGGAGCCGCCTTCCCCGAATTTTCAAGGACACGACATGTGGTCGAACATTTTGACCTTCCCACGAACTGGCCCCGCATACGAGCCGCCGACTACGGCTACTCGTCGCCGTCGTGTGTTCTGTGGGGTGCTATTGACTGGGATAACAATATTTGGGTTTATCGCGAATTATACGTAAAACACTTGACAGCAGAACAATTAGCTGATAAAATATTAGAATGTGAAGAGTTAGACCCTACACCACACTATACGGTCCTAGACTCTTCCTGTTGGAACAAAACCGGATTTGGCCCATCAATCGCAGAAACTATGATGAGGGCCGGGGTTAGGTGGACTCCCTCAGACCGCAACCGTCTTCAAGGAAAAATGGAACTACACAGGCGGCTTGCTGACGACCCTTACTCCAACGAACCCCGTATGCGGATTTTTTCCAGTTGTAAGCATATCATTGCACAGCTATCAGGCATTCCACTCTCCAAAACTAACAGCGAAGATGTAGACACGCGAGCAGAG